GGGTTGTACGCGTACGCCTCGATGCCTTCGCGTTCGAGCATCTGGCGCAAGGATATGCCGCTGCCCTTGTCTTCGATCAGGCAGAGGTCTGGCTTGCGGCCTGCCGTCAATGGCTTGGCGCTGCCGAACATGGGCTTGATGAGGGCCGTGTCCTGATCGTCGCCGTAGCTGACGTTCAGCTCCTTCTTCACGCGCTTGATCAGGTCGGGCATGCCCATCTGCTCCGACCAGCAGTCGAGCAGGATCAGGTGGCTGTTGCCTTCCTTGTCGTGGAAGCTGCCCATCACAACGCAGGCCGTGCTGTCCGCGTCGCCCTTCTTCTTGTCGTACGTCGCCTCGGTGAAGGCCGTGTCGAGGGACAGGATGATGTAGTCCAGCGGCGGCAGCACGCGCTTGGCAGGCCAGAGCCTGAAGTCGCTGCGCTTGACGATGCCGCTCTCTTCGGGGTCGATAAGCTCGCCGTACAGTTCCTGTCGGCCGAGCGTCGTGCCTTCGTACTGCTCCAGCTGCTTGAAGAAGCTCTCGGGCAGGTTGGCCTTGTTGTCGAAGGTCGAGCCCCGCTCGATGTGCCGCTTGCTCTGCGGCGCGCTGAGCTTGCGGATTAACTCTTTGGGCTTGGGCGTCGTCGTCCACAACACCTGCGGGTTGGTGCCCAGACGCATGCCGAACATCGCCATGTCCCACGTGTCCTCGTCGTACTGCCACGCTGCCAGCTCGTCGAACCAGCCGCGCGTGTGCTGCGGTCCGCGCAGTCGCTCAGGCTTCTCGGCCGTGAAGCCGCGTATCGTACTGACACCACCTGCGACGTTTCGCATCTTGATGATCATGTCCGACTTGTTGTGTTCTACCAGTAGCTCTGGCGGCAGGACGGACAGGATGCCGCTCTCGCCTTCGAAGCAGGTGAACTTCACGTCCTGATAGGTCGGCGCGATGACGCAGCTGTCGAAGCCCGACGGATCGAGGAACACGGCGCGCGTGAGCCACTCGGCCCCGACGCGTGTCTTGCCGAAACCGCGCCCAGCGAGGTAGCCACACTCGGTCCACGGGGTGAAGGGTGGGATCTGACTGTCGCGCGCTGTGGCTTTCCAGCGCGCCTGCCACTCGACGAAGAGTTTGACGTAGTCGTCGCTCTTCATGACGCTGACCGGGTCGACCTCGACTACGCGGCCATCAGCAAGGGTGAGCGGCGCGCTGGCCATCAAGCGTTCCGGTACAGGCTCAGGGCGTCGCGCAGCTGGGTGTTCATCTCACGCACCTTGTCGTAGCGATCACATGCGCGGGATAGCTCGACCTCAAAGTCGTTGCGCTCGCGCGTCGCCTTGTCGAGGTCGGCCTGCAACTCGCGGATCTTGCGCCACGGGTTCCAAATCATTTGTCGGTCTTCTGCGTGAGCAGTGCCTCGGTCAGGGCCGACAGGACCAGCGGGTCGATCGGCTGGCTCTCGACCTTCAGCGTCTCGCCGTCCTTGTTGCCGACGTCGACCGTCTGCTTGTCGCCGTACTTCTTCGGGTTCCACTTCGCCAGCAGCTTGAGGCGGTACTCTGCGCGAAGTTTTGCGCGTTGGATCTCTTCGCCCTGCGCAGGCACGCTGTCGATGATTTGCAGCACGTCGTCGGCGATGACGTCATGGCCCGTGTCGCGCGCGTCTGCGTACGCGATGGCCAAGGCTTCGTCTGCGCGCATCCAATCAGCCCAACTCTGCGGATGGAAATCCAACTCACGGCCGAGCGCAGCCAACGTCTCGCCTTGCGCGATACGCGACAGCACTTCTTCGATGAGCTTGGGGTTCTTCTTGGCCGGGTATGGCATCTGCTTGCTCCGTAATATCGACAGGGCTTCCAGTCCCGACCCATATACGAACGAACCGCAGCATGTGCAACCCCATCATTTTTCACCGCATCAGCGCAGCATCGGCACCGTGCAGCGTGCAGCACGAGAAGGGCATAAACGTAGTTTATGACCCTGCATCGGTGCTGCAGCACTGCCTGCAGCGTGCAGCACGACTTGCAGCGTGCAGCGATTTTCGTGCTGCAAATGCCCAAAAACCCCAGGATTTCTGCGGTACTGGTAAAAAATTACTCGTGCTGCAAATGACCCCTGCAGCATGCATCACGATGCAGCATTTGCAGCACGAGTAAAAAATTACTCGTGCTGCAAAATAGTTGTTGCAACGCCTGATTGCATGGTCTAGGGATAGCAAATCAACAACGCAAATGGAGTACATCAAATGTCTATCGCATCGACCCACACCGGAACCTGCCAAGCCTGCGGCCGCCGTCAGGCTGTTCACATCAATACTGGTCTAATAGCCAAGCACGGCTACACAACCGAGTACGGCTTTTTCAACGGCACCTGTGGCGGATCTGACGAGTTGCCATTGGAACTCGACACTGCCGTCAACGTCGCGACCGTCGCCGCCATAGTCAAGTTCGCAGAGAAGCACGAAGCCGCAGCCGAAGCCGACATCACAAAGGTGCTGGTCGAGGTCGGCCCGTACCGCTTCGACCGCAACCGTCGTTTCCGCGAGACCAAGTTCGTTGACCGCGCCGAGTTCGAAGCAACTCAGCCGCGCTACGCTGACTTCGACCGTCAGGTCGAAATCGCCCGCACGAACCACCGCAGCACCGCTCGCAACGCCCGTGCTGACGCGCAAGCGCTCGTCGACCTGCGCGAAAAGGTTCACGGCCAGCCGCTTCAAGAGCGCAAGGTCGAGGCTGACATCAAGCGCGAGTACTTCAAGACCTACAGCGCGGCACACGCCCGCGTCGAAGAACTGAAGGCCGCAGGCCACAAGGCGCAGCAGCGTCGCGGTGGTGGCAAGATCACAGTCACTTACCGTTAACCCAACGGGGGCTCCGGCCCCCACCCTTATCAGCAACAGGAGCAAATCACCATGTACGTCAAAGAGACATTCACTTACATCTTCAGCCACGGCGGCGCTGTCACCGTGCCTGCAGGCGCACGCACGGCCAGCGCCAGCGCACACGGCGGCTTCCGCTGGGTCGACCCGACCGTCTTCTACCCCAACACCATCGAGCGCCACGACGCCGCGTACTACGGCATCCGCGTTTACCCCGACAACCTGACGGAGACACCAGCATGACCGACTTTATCGTACAAGACCACGGCAGCATCATCATCCTTGAGCCACAGAACACTGTGGCCAAGGACTGGATTGCGGACCACCTGCAAGAGGACGCCTGCGGCTGGCCTAGCGGCCACGTCATCGAGCGCCGCTACTTCGAAGACATTTACGACGGCATCACCGCCGATGGCCTGACCATCAGCTAAGGAGATTTGAGCCATGATCCGTCCAACACTGAACATCAACGGCTCCAGCGCCGTTGACCTCATCCAGCCCCGCCGCGCGGCGATGGACCACCTGATGGACGCCATCGAGGCGCTCAAGCAGGTCACGCCCAACGGTCGCGACTACCCCAGCGACCTTGAACAGGTTGCTCTCGTTGCCGACCGCAACATCCACTTCGACCGACTGGCCGCGCTGCACACGCTGCGCGAGCAGCTATTGGACGAGGCACTACACATCCAACAACAAGAGAAGGAAGCAGCATGACATACGACAGCCCATATCGCTACGCGACACTGATAGAGTGCAGCGACGCCGGTGACGGCATCTATCACGCCATCAGCGCCAATGAGGACGATGACCGCGTCATGAGCGCGGCGGCTTACGATATCATCAAGCGCACCGTCGAGAAGTGGTTCGAGCAGCCCGACGTGGTGTGCTGCAGGCTCAACGTCGAGGACGGCAGTCTGGATGTTTTTATCGACACAATCGGCGACGGTTGCGAAGTCCTTGCCGAGTACAGCCTCCCGTTCGCCGAGTTGGTACTCTCCGCCGCCGACACCTGTGAAGATCATGAAGGTGCGTCCCCGTCCCACTTGTCGGCGATGCTGCGCAAGCTGGCCGACCAGATCGACGGGAAGGAAGCAGCATGAGCCCTCTGCACATCGCATCGACCATTTTCTTTGTGGGCGTCCTCGCCTTCACTGTCTACGCAATCATCAAGACCCTGAAAGGAACCTGACTTAGCTATTGCAAGGTGCAATCGCACTTGGCATAAGACCCCACCAACAACGCATCAAAGGAGAAACAAGATGCTTACCCCAGACGACGCAATGAAGCAGGCCCACATGACGGCCAACCGATACGCATACGAGGCATCAGTAGCCTTCGAGAAGATCTTCGGCATCGTGCCAGAGGATGAACCCCAAGCCGCCGCCGTCTTCATCGGCCAGTACATGCGCACTGCAGCGCATGACTTCGATGTCGCCATGCGGGAACGCGGCAAATGAACGGCGAGCGTCTGCTGTTCGTCATTGTCATCGGACTGCTCGGCCTGACTGGGTGGCTCATCGCCACCCGGCCAGTCATCACCGACGAAGAGCGTAAGAGCATGGAAGAGGAATGGTGGGGATGACACACGAAGATGATATGACAATCCGCGAAGCCGCACGGGCTATCTGCTCCAACCAAGCCGCGAAGAGCGATACCCCAGAAATGTCGCTATATATGTCCGGCGCATGGGACGACACGATCTGGATGCGTCTGGTCGAGCAAGGCATCCGCAAGGGCATTGAGCTTGGCAGGTCGCTGTGACCCTGCGCCAATTCCTGCAAGATAATTTCGGCTGGGATATTTACGACTGGGCCGACGGGGAGATTAGATTTTGACGCCAGAAGCGCTGCGGTACATGAAGTACCGCATCAGGATCTTGCCCCAGCAACTGGAGCTGGCTCGGCGCAGGGTCCAACACCTTGAGCGTGAGGCCGCGCGCCTCGGGCTGAACCACCTAATCGAAGGGAAAAAAGATGACTGAAGACGAACGCCATGATCGAGCGCACGAAACGGCGGAGCAAGAGATTGGCGATGTCCTCTGGGACATCTTTGACGACAGCGAGCGGATATGCCGGGCGGAAGTCCTGCTCCAGCTGCTGTACAAAGAACTGATGGCGATGGACGACCTTGCGGATGTGGCTGATGTTACCCAAGCCATGGGCCAAATGATTGTGGTGCGAACATACTCGGACAGGGTTATGTTCAACGCGGCAGGCAACGCGTGATGGAGGCCGTCCTCTTTATCGGTGTCATCCTGCTGGTGCTGGGCGCAGTCTGGGTGGGGGATTGGCTGCGTCGATCAATCGACGAGTACCAAAACGACGAAAACCACAAATAGGGTATTGCAAGGTTGCATTGCATCTGCCACAAGGCTGCATCAGCAACGTGAAAGGTACCAAAATGGACAACCCTGAATATACCGAAAGCCAAATCAACAAGGCCCTCAAGGCGCACACCAACCTCGACATCACCGTCAGCTGGGACGGCTACGAGCCTGAGCAAGGCGCGACTGCCGACTTCGACGTCTACCTCGAAGGCGAGACGACCGACGTGGTCGTCTGGGATCACGGCACCTCGTTCGACATCTATGAGCGCACGGACGCCCACCGCTACGCATCCATGGGCTGGGCCGTCGGCTACGACAAGCTGGCAGCCAAACTTATCAACATCATTGAGGAGGCAATCGCCGCCGGAAAACTGGGAGAGTACGCATGAGCATTTTCAATCCATGGGGCGCGCTGCGTCAGGTGCGCCAAGAGCTGGCCGAGGCCCGCTTTCAGAAAGAGTTGAGCGCCAACGAGCTGCTCAGCGAGATCGCACGGCGCGAGACCGACCGCAAAGAGTTCGAGTTGCGCTCGCGGCTCTTGAAGTCCGAGATCGACCGGCTGACCGAGTTGCTCAAGAAAGCCCACTTCCGCAATCCGAAGACCGGCCGCATCGGCAAGAAAGGGGAGCGTTTCAAATGACACGAGATCTCAAGACCATCCACGCCGAGGGCCGCAAGGCCTTCGCCAAGCGCGACAAGCTCGAAGCTGAGCTGCGCGCAATCAACAACCAAATCAACCAGCTCAGGACTGAGCATATGATTATCACACGCGTCTGGGGCCTCCGAGAAGAGAGTTTCAGGCAGGAAACATCGAAAGTAGCAGCATGACCACCAAACAAGAACGTATCGCCGCCCTTGACCTCGCCATCGAGCGGGGCGGTGGTATCGTCAAGTTCTGCCAGCGCCTGAAGGTTACCCATCAGGCCGTTTACAGCTGGAAGGCCAGAGGCTGGGTGCCACCCGAGCGCGCCGTTATGCTTGAGGCTGTGTTCGGCATCCCGCGCACTGACACAATGAACCCAGACCTCGTCCGTGCAATCAGCGCGCCCGCGTCAGACACGTTCTAAGCACCCGTGGGAGAGGACGACGACATGGATAATGTTCGGGCAATCGCGCCCGCCGTTCCGGCAATAGCGCCATCGCTCCACGCCGTGCGCGTCCCTGAGCCGTTGCGCGAGCTGCCCGGCTGGCTGATGTGGCGGTTCGAGCATTTCACCGGCGAGGCCAAGCCGCGCAAGATCCCGTTCTGGGCCGACGGCACACGCCGCCACGGCACGCAGGGCGGCCCGCAGGACCGTGACCGGCTGACTACCTTCGTGGCGGCGCGCGACGCTGCCATCCGCGCAGGCTTCGACGGCGTGGGCTTCGCACCCCTGTCCGACTTCGGGTTCACGTTTCTCGACTTCGACAACTGCGTCGACGTCCACGGCAACACGCCCAAAGAGATTGAGCAGATCGTCAACCGGACGTACGCCGAGTACAGTCCGAGCGGCAAGGGCATCCGCGCCGCGCTGAAGGGCGATCTGGGCAACCACAAGAGCGCGTCCACGCCTGACCAGTTTGGCTTCGAGACGTTCAGCTCGACCGGCTTCGTGACCTTTACCGGCAACATCCTACCGTCGTGCGAGATGCTCGGCTATGAGGACCGTATCGCCGACGTCGACCAGCACACGCAGGATCTTTGCCAGCGCCGCTTCGGCGCGACGGCCGGTGCGACCTTCGACCCTGACGACTTCATGGCGGGGCGTGAGCCGCGTCTGGGCCTGTCAATCAGCGAGATGGAGGCCCTGCTGGCCGTCCTCGACCCGAGCATGGGCCGCGAGCCGTGGCTGCGCGTCGGCATGGCCCTGCACCACGAAACGGACGGCGGCGACGACGGCTTCGAACTGTGGGACGAGTGGTCGTCCATGGGCGAAACATACCCCAGCACCGAGAGCCTGCGCTACCAGTGGGAGAGCTTCAAGCCCGCACCCGGCAAGCGGCAGGTCACCATGGCGTCCGTCATCAAGATGGCGAAGGACGCAGGCTATCGCCCGTACGATGGGCCCAGCCGCGAGGACGTGCTGGCCAAGGCCGAGGCGATCCAAGCGGAGCTGCCGAAGAAGAGCGTCGGCCGCTTCGGCCCTGTGCCGATATACGACCTGACCCAGCGCGAGCCTATGAGCTGGCTAATCAAGGGCGTCCTGCCGAAGGCCCAGATGGGCATCCTCTTCGGCGCGTCCGGCGCTGGTAAGACGTTCGTCGCCCTCGACATCGCCTTCGCAATCGCGCGTGGCAAGGACTGGCGCGGACGCCGCACTAAGGAAGGCCTTGTTGTCACGATTGCCGCAGAGGGCGGCTCGGGCATCGGCAAGCGCGGTGAGGCGTACGCCCAGCATCACGACTTCGACCTGCGCGGCGCACGGAACATGCAAGTAATCACGGCCGCCCCGAACTTTCTGGACGCGGACGACATCTCCGAGGTGATTGCCGAGATTAAGAACATCGGCACGCCGCAGGTGATCGTGATCGACACGCTGGCGCAGGTCTCGCCCGGCGCAAACGAGAACACGTCCGACGACATGGGCCGCGTGCTGGCGAACATCCGCCTGCTGCACGAGGCCACCGGCGCGATGATCCTGATTGTCCACCACGCGGGCAAGGATCTCAGCAAGGGCTCACGCGGCTGGTCAGGCCTGAAGGCCGCAGCCGACGTCCAGATTGAGGTGCTACGCCACGAGAACGGCGAGCGGGAGATTGTGATCGAGAAGATGAAGGACGGCGAGGACGGCATCCGCTGGGGCTTCAAGCTCGAAGTGATTGAGTTGGGCATCGACTTTGATGGCGACACCATCACCAGCTGCGTCGCGGTCGAGGCCGAGTTGTCGAGGCCGACCGAAGATCCGGCCGACCGCAAGGGCACGAAGCGCCGTGGACGTGTAGAAAATCACATCCTCGAAGTCATGACCCTGTTCGGCTCGCGTGACAGCGTCAGCGCACATGAGCTGGTCGAGAAGGCCGTGGAGCTTATGCCCGCCCCAGAGGACGGCAAACGGGACATCCGTCGCCAGTCTGTGGTGCGCGCAATCAACGGTTTGAGCCGCGAAAAGGACGGTCCGCTAAAAATCGAAGGGGGACGTGTAATTTTTTACGAATAGGTATTGCAATCCTAGATTGCAGCCCTTATATGCACCCTATCAGCAACGCATACAGGAGTAAAAAACATGGCAACCGTAGCCGCAACCATTTCCAACATTTCCCCAGTCGACCGTCTGGGCGACATCAAGGCCGAGATCGCCCGCTTGAAGGAGATCGAAGCCTTTCTGACCGACGAGGTTAAGTCGCTCGGCGCAGGTGCCCACGATGGCGACCTGTTCCGTGCCACCGTCTCGGACGTTGCGGAGCGCCAGTCGCTCTGCCCCAAGGCAGCCGAAGCCAAGCTCCGTGAGCTGGGCGTCGACGGTCGCTGGTTCAGCAAGAACCAGAAGACCACAAAGGGCTACACGACCGTCAAGGTCGTGGCGCGCAAGGCCTAAGCGCATGCTGGGCATCCTTGCAGCAGAGTTCACGTCACGGGGGCGCAACGTCCCCGCGACAGTGTACCTTACGCGGATCGTGGACGGGCACCGCACGCACCTGATCGGCTTCAACGTGAGCGGCAAGCGTGAAGCGCGTCAGCTCGCCAAACAGTATGGAGCAAAACCATGGAACTTTTGAAAGACCGCAGCCACTATCGAATGTGCGAGGACAGCCTCTTGCTCGAAGAGGCAAAGTACAATCCCAACGCGGAACTGGCCATCGTGCTGGCCGAGCGTCTGCGGGCCGCAGGGGAGGAGTACGAAGAGGAGGCCGAAGCACTGCGGGAACGCGCCGCCGACTTCGAACGCGACGCCGCCAAGCTCGATGACGAGATTTGCGAGTTGCAGCATAAAATCGACGTGCTTGAACTGATGCTCAGCACGCGTGACGAAACTATTGAAGAACTGAAAAAAGGAAACTGATAGATGATTAAGATCGAAGTAACAGGCAACAGCATCGGCGAAGTGGCCGACAAGCTGCTGGCCATCGGCGGCAGCCTCCACAACACGGCGGCCAACGCCATCGACAACAGCGTACGGGAGGCCCTTCAGGCCAAGCGCGACGCAGCAAAGGTGGAGGTCGCCGAAGCCGCACCCGTGGACCCTACTCCGGCCCCCAAGAGTGTCCCAGTTGCAGAAGTCTTCGAGAGCCCGCCAACGACGAAGGGAGCCTCTTCTACCCC